ATTTGGTTTGTTTCAATACCATCCGTAAACAACTTTTTCATATTTGTAACTTGAGTCAACAAAATAAGTTTACCAACGTTAGCAAGTGTCAATTTGTAATTACCCTTCAAAACTTCACCAAAATTACTTATCATAATGTTATTCATAAACATATCCATAACATTTCCATAAGGATTCATCATATTATTATACGATGATACATTTGTACTCTTTTGGGCAGTGCTTGTTTTTGAATCAGCCATACCAAAGAATGTTATTCAAACAAACCAAATAAAAGAAAATTCAATTTTTGTGAGAGATACCGCTTATCGCCAACGCGGATGAATTGGTTATTTAATTATGTTTACAGATTGCCAAATCTTTTGCTATAATAGTATATAAAGTCCCAGCAAATAAATACTAGGGTTCAAAAGGAACTGGCAAGTCCCTTTACATATTATTATAGTTGATATCCCTATTACCAGAATAAGAACTTTTAAGAAGAGGTTTTAATAAGAAAATGACCACAAAAAAACCAACTTTCACTAACAATGATTATATATAATCGTTTCATTTTAAGTAATTTTGTAAAAAAATAAAAATGATTTTTTTTTATTAAAGGTTGTTGATTTATTGTAGATATATTATGTCAGAAAAAAAATCTTACATCGATTTCTACAGTAACATATATCACAATGAATATCCACCTTTTATTGAAGAAGTTGACAAAATTAGTGATTATATATTTGATTATATTTATCACCTAAAAGGTGGTCTCTATATGATTCATGAAATTGACAGATTTATTTATCTAGATCTCTACACGATATTGGATAGTATTCATTGTAGAATGAGAACTATTGATGATCCATCTTTGGATTTAGTAAATGAGCTGATTGAGTTTAAACGTCTTTTATACCTAACTCTTCAACTTCTGTTGTGTTATTCAAAAGAGTATGAACTTCACGATAAAGTAGATGTTGAGCCTTATCTCAATAAATTTGTTGAATCACTTTAAAATTTTTTTTTATAAAAAAATAAATAAAATAAATAAAATAAATAAAATAAATAAAATAAATAAAATAAATAAAATAAATAAAATATATGTAAAATTATAAATGAAAACAAAAGGAAGACGTGTTTTGAAAAATGGAACAATTGGTGCATATGTTTATAATTCAAAAACTAAGAAGTGGAATTGGAGATTTATTGGTAGACAAAAAGGTGGTATGCAATCAGCCAGAAGAAGAACTAGAAGAAATCCAGAAGAAGTTGAAGCTCAAGCAAAAGTTAAAGTTCATAATATAGGAGTTGAAGCTCAACTTATGGTAAATAATTTAGGAAGACAAGAAAAAAATGCTAGGGGTACAAAACTCGACCATCGATCAGCATATCAAAAAGAAAGAGATGCTCTTCTCGATTATTTAGATGATAAAATAAGAAGAACGTCACGTTTAAGACCTAAAAGAAGAAGAAAATTCCAAAATATTGCTAACTATATTCGAAATTCAAGTGAAGGAGATTTTGTAACACCTTTTGGTATGGTTGTAGGCAGGAATAATGTAACAAGACATAATGTCGAAGTTTTACAAAAAGCATATCAAGATATTGGTTTAATATTAGCCAGTGGAACTAAAAATGACCCACAACGTTTCAACAATTTAACAAATCAAGTTGTTGAACACAGACATCAAAGAAAAAGTAATAATATAAAAATGAACAGAGAAGCACAAGCTGTTGTTAATAATTTAATAAAAAATACAAATGCAAGACGTTAATCTTTTTTCATCTTCTGAAGGAATCTCATGTCTGCTCCAAGTTTATTGTACTTTGTTTTATTGGATTTGTTTAAAATTCTAATATAATTGATTTTTCTTATAACAGTTGCTAATCCATAAGCTTTAACTGCACGTTTTAACGCAGTGTGTCTCTTTTCAGTTTTCTCATCCAATTTGTATCCGAGTTTGGTTAAAGATCCTTCTTTGGATTTTTTAATTTCTGGGAGAATTTTTGGTCCTTTTCCGGGTTTGCCTTTGTCTTTGATACATTTTGGGGGTACGTAGACGGCTTTGACCATTTTTCCGTCGTTTCTAACGTAAGCTTTTCTTACATATCCAACACGACAAATTGAGTTTTTCTTACAATTACAGTTAGGCATTTATATTTTATTGATAGATAAAAATCTGATCCTATAATATATGAACAATAGTGTTTTAGTCTCACTTATGATAATATTCGTTGTTGCATTACTCCTTGTTATGCAAAATAAAAATAAGAAAATAATCAACGAAACTTACGGAGTTTATTGTCCAGACTGCAACAGAAATGAATGGATGGGTGAAAATGACTGCTACAATTGTAATAACTGTGGTTGGTGTATAGATCCAAATGGTAACGGATCTTGCGGAATTGGCAGTGCTAGCGGACCTTTATTCAAAGATTGCAGAAGTTGGTTCTATAATGGTCGCTGTATGTGGGGTCCAGATTGCGGAGCAATCGGTCCCATCTATTATGACAACTACTACTGGAATACCCCATGGTATACCAACTGGTGGTGGTGGGGATGGGGTGGAAGACCTTACGAAAGAGATTATCACCACCATCACTATTACAGACCACACAAGAGAAGACCACATAGAGGTGGTAGAAGTCCACGTAGAGGTGGTAGAAGTCCACGTAGAGGTGGTAGAAGTCCACGTAGAGGTGGTGGACGTAGAAGAAGATAAAAAGTGATTTATTTTTTTTGAATAGAATATTAATCATACAAACAAACATGATTAATTGTACACAACAACTACAAAACACGGAGATGACACCATTTTTTTCACTCTTATTTTGATTCGATATCCTTTTTTGATTCCTATTGCTTGTTTTATTCTGATCAAAAAAGGAAACAAAATGCGTATATCTAGACATATTTTCAATGAAATATTGAAACTTATGTCCTTTAGAAATCTAGTTGATTATGGTAATTTTCGTAGAGTAAATTGTGATATTGAAAGTTCATGTAGATTTAGTATATTCTACTTAATAGGTGAATCTCTATTCTTATTTTACTTTTTCTTATATCCAGCTTTTGTAAATAATTGGAATAAATATACCGTAAATGAACGTCTAGCAATTATTTTAGCACCTTTTTTATTGGTGTTTATCTAGTGACAGTTATTTCTTGTAGTTGTTATCCAAGCATATATAATGCTTTTCTGTGAACACCTAGTATTCAAAAAAAAGTGAAAAAAAAATTATAATATAATGGATAATAGTTATATTAAGTATGAGTAGAAAGAAACAATCTCAATTTTTTACATACGTTGATGATACTACAGGTGAAACTGTAACTATGGACAAGTATTTTTATACTCAACCAGAGAGAGATTTTGAGGCTGAGCAGCGATTACGCGATCTAAGAACTATTATTGTTAGTTTTGTTTCAGACCCAGAGTGTTTAGAGGATACTTACAACTTTTTTTCTGTGAGAAATTGTACCGCTGATAGTTTTATTAGGGAATTTGATATGGTAAAATTGAAGAAAAAAAAGAAGGAAAAAATCAGGGAAGAGTACAATTATGCTAAAAAAATGTTGTCAGATACAGACCTTAGTAAATTGAAAGAGTATCTTAAAAAGGATAAATCCAATCTTTCCAACAGAGAACGTAAGATTGTTAACGGTTATTATCGTAGCAAATTTATGGTTCATAGATTGGAATATTATGACAGAGAAGTTATGGACGGAATAATTGGTTTGAATGCCTAAAATTTATCCTATGCAATTATAATATGAATAAGTTAAACTTCGAACTTATAGAAATGCCAGACGATAAGTATTTTGTCAAACTTGAAGAAAATATTATGAGCTATTACGACCTTGTTTATAACCTTGTGTATATCAAAAAAATAAAAAATAAAGATAAATCTTGCTTGGAAATCAAATTTACAAACAATTACAACAAAACAAATGAAACATTATACCTATACAAAACAACTATGGATGACCTAGTTGGATTTTTAGGATCACTCAAAAACCAAATTATAATTAACCCAGTAGATGACCTCAACTTCGAAGATACACCTTTCGAACAAAAAACGGACGAACTACCACTAATGCCTGAAGATGGGGACATAGAATCTCCAGCAGAAGGTGGATTTTATTGCGGTATTGATGAGAATTAAATCTTCGTTAAATTATAGATGAGTATTAATTTTCCAGAAGGTGTAAGAATGCCTTTTAATGAAAAAATGGTTACAGATTATTCAACTTTCGCAACAAAAAGATTCAGATATAAACGTAGTACACGTTATATTTATGAAGTAGATAATGATGGAACTGAACATGAATTAGAATATGGAAATCTAATCGGCAGTGGTTCGTATGGATCAGTCCAAATTGTTGGAAATTATGTTTGTAAAGTATTTAACGGCTCTTTATCAAGAGATGAAGAGTTATTCTACACTCAAAAAATCATAGATAATGGTTTAACTGGAATTGTGCCTGTTTTACCAGTTGAAGGAAATGATTCATTTGTAATGATGCCACAAGTAAATGGCGATTTGGAATCATTACTTGATAAATTAAGACCAAATAAACGCAATAGATATCCAGTTGATACAGGATACGATATTATGGTTTTCAATATTATGAATGTATTAATAAATGTATTATATGAAGCTTCGAAAAAAGGATTATATTATATCGATCTGAAACTTGCTAATTTATTGTACTTAGTAACTGGTGAAAATGAATTCAGTGTAATTGTTGGAGATGTAGGATCTTTTATTTATTATAGTAAAAGTTCACCAAATTTTGAAGGATTTAATGCAAACGTTGCTACATATCCATCTCCAAATAGTTACAATTCTAGGAGAGGAAAAGGTATAATTTTATCAAATACTAATAGAAATCATCCAAATACAAATCATAGTGAATATCTAAACAAAACTTTAGTATGGACCCTAGGTGTTTGTTTTCTAAATATTATTATGTATCTAGTTTACGATAAAACTAGAACATCAAATATTCTTCATTTATCATGGGAAAATGTTAATAGAGGGCCAGCCTATTTCAGAAGTATTGTTGATGCTATGAGTCGTACTATTGTTGAAATACACGGAAAACCTAAATTTTTAATTTCACAATCTGTTCTCAGTATCATCAAAGAAATGTTAAATGTTGATCCTAGACACAGAATAACAATGGAAAGTGTTGTTGGTGAATTCGAAAAAATCAATAGATCAATCATTATCATACAAAAAAGAACCCGTAATTTAGCAAAAAAAAGAAGACAAAGATCTACCACTAACCAACCAAACAGAACTAACAGACAAAGATCTACCACTAACCAACCAAACAGAACTAACAGACAAATATCTACCACTAACCAACCAAACAGAACTAACGGACAAATATCTACCACTAACCAACCAAACAGAACTAACAGACAAAGATCTACCACTAAACCAACCAAACAGAACTAACGGACAAATATCTACCACTAACCAACCAAACAGAACTAACGGACAAAGAAGAGTTAATGTTGGATGCTCGGGGAAAAGATGTGTTATAATGGGTGGATATGCTAATATCAAAGGTATTGGTAAAAGAAAAATAAGAAGTTACAAAAATGGCAACAAATATGTTATCATTAATGGACATAAAAAAAGATTATAATCTAATATCAGGAGTGGGATTCGAACCCACGCGCGTATACACAAATGCGGCCTAAACGCATCCCCTTCGACCACTCGGGCATCCTGATTTTTTTACAACTAAATTTGATCAAAAAAAATTTATATTTCTCAACAGTAAACGTTTTTGATCAAAAACTTTTTTTGAAAAAGTTTTACATGGAGTGGGATTCGAACCCACGTGTGCTAGTGCAAACACGACCTTAACGTGTCCCCTTCGTCCACTCGGGCATCCATGTTTCACCATATTTATGTATAAATATCTTTTTAAGTACTTTTATACTTTTTTTATAATTGTTGTTAAAATATTTAAGGGATTTCTACTAAGAAAGTATAATGTATGATTATAAAGATATTTTAGTAGATCGACGGGGTACTACATTGGGTAGTAATATGACAACAAAAGATTTAATAGATGAAGTTGAAATAGGTCAATGTTATAAGGTAATGATGAAAGGTTTCCAAAAGTTATTGATAATAGTTGGAGATGTATAATACCAAAACGTTGGAATGATTCTGAAGAAAGTTTACGAATTAATAATAGAGAAGCTAATATCCTCGGTGAATCACAATATTTAGTTTTGGATAATGATGTCGAGATACCTGTTGCGGATAGTAGTTATTTGTGATATTATGGTGTCAAATTGTTGGATGAAGGTGAAGTTATTTGTTTTGAGACTGATTGTGATCGATTGCCTTTATTTGGTATGGAAATAGGTTTTAACTATGTTTCTGAGTATATTATGAAGATTGGTGGAGGGGTTTATTTAGAAAAACATGAACGTCCCCATCTTTATATATGTGCTAATGAGAGATCAGGTGGATATTTGTGTTTAGGTAAAGAATCTTCTGAGGGAATATCTATTTCTGCGTTTAAAGTTCCTTTTGGGAAGATTTTATATGTTCATGATAATGTTATTCACAATGACTGTTTTTTAACAGGTGAATATAAAGTTATTTATTCAAAAACAAAAAAATATAATACGTTGCTACTTGTTAATAAGAATAAAGATCCAATAAATGTAACAATTAAGACCTAAAAAAAAATTGACACAAATATTTTATAACTTTGTTTACCAAGAATAACAATTATGTTCGCGACTGACAGGAACATGTTTTTTTTGAGGCGTGGAAACCGTCGTTCTGGGAAGGGAAACCGTCCCAAGGCGAAGAAGAGTGAGCGATGCGGGAATCCGCGCAGCTCTGACCAAAGGAAGAAGACTGGAAACCGTCCCAAGGCGAAGAAGAGTGAGCGATGCGGGAATCCGCGCAGCTCTGACCAAAGGAAGAAGCCTGAGGTTTCCTCCATTTTGGAGGAGGAGTTGGTTTCTTCATCGTCTGGTGATGCGGTGGTGAAGGAGTGTCGCTTTTGTGGCAACCCAGAACACCTACACACGGAGTGCCTCAAGTGCGGTTGTGCGATTTGTGACAGCGAGGGCAAGTCCGTTTGCTGGATGTGTCTTCAGGACGACGATGTGGAGGAGAAGGACGAGTCTAGGCGGTGTCCCGATTGTGGTGTTCACGCTGACAGCGTTGGTCATGACCATTGTGACCAATGTGGTGAGGGCTTTTGCCACTCTTCTGACAAGGCGATGCACATCTGCTTCGTCAGCGAGGAGGAGACAGACTGATTTTTCTTGATTTTCGAACTTTTCAGAATTTAATCGTTCTGGAATTTTATAAAATTTCTTATATTACATTATAATGGTTAATACTATCAAAGAATTAGCAAATGAAATCAATAAAGTTTATGATGGAACTGATGTACTTATTACAATAGAAAATATTGTAAAAAGCTATAACGGTAATGACTGGAAAGATCATGTAACAAGTGGTGAGAAACCTTACATTAAAAACTTGGTTTACGAAAATGAAAATTACGAAATTTTCGTCGTAAGTTGGATGCCACATAGACACTCAACAATTCATGACCACGCAGAAAACGGTTGTATTTTTAAAGTATTAAAAGGTACTCTCACAGAAGAAAAATATCATCCAAAAACCATCAATTATCTCGGTAAAAATATTTATGAAACTAATGGTGTTTCATACATTATAAATCAAACAGGCTTACACAGAGTTATAAATTATTGCGATGATGTCGCTGTTTCCTTACATATCTACTCCCCACCAAGATACCAAATCAAATCTTTCGAACCTTCAGCCCGCTAAGCTCTATGAACCTAGAGGTGGGAAGTCATAATGATTGTTAATGTCAACAACTGGTTTTGTTTCCTTCTTTTTCGAAGAATTCTTAAACAACTTCATTACGTTCTTAATAGGGTTTGGTAGGGAATTGAAAACGTTTTTCTTCCTACAACACGGACATCGGTTTTCAGTCATAATCAAAATGCACTTCAAACAAATTGGATGTCCACACTTTGTACGAGCAACCCATTCCTTTTCAAAACAAACAGGGCAATCTTCTGTTTCCATATTTTTCTATAACTGTTACTAATTTATAGAAAATATTTATCATTTTTTATTTCTAACCAATTATTAGAGTAATGTTTAATTTCATTTTTAAAAGATTCCTTGATAATCTTAATAGGAGTTCATTAGAAACAATTGATACTTTGAAAAAACAACAAGTAACTGATACTGATTTTTACCAAACATTAACTTTTATTCCCAAAACAAAAATCATTTTATATATCCTAATAGCCATCGTATTTATAACTGTATTCAGAAATCTAAAACTAAACGTTTCAGCCATTCTTGGATTCCTTATTTTTGTACTTGTTATATATTTCTTAATTAACAAAGATCATTACGATAAACAAACATTTATTGAACAAAATGATACTAAAATTAAATTTTTAACAGAAATTATGTACGATACTGACCAATTTGAAATAATGTTCAGGGATGATCAAGTATTTATTATTCAACCGAGAATGAAAGAATTTTATCTCCATAAAAACGAACTTCTTGTTGAATTATTTTACAACTTAAGATCACTTTATCCTCTCTCTCCTAAAAATTATGTGTCAGCACTGATTTATTCAAATTATGTTATTGCATTTGAACAAAATCTTGAGATTGGTGTTGATAATCCATTTGAGAATTTAAGAACAGCAAAATTTTATTACAAACAAGCCTTGAATGCATTTGAAAGTTTAATTCACTCAATCGAGAAAAATAATCTTAGAAATTTTGACCATGCAACCAAACTACTTCAATCAATTTTGCTTAAAGTTTTAAATAATATGATAGATGTTTGTAAAAATAGAAATGAAAAAGACGGATTAACAACTCAATCAATACCGAACGATAACTTAGATAACCTCTTAAAGGTTGAACCAGATAACACTCAAGATATACAATATATGCCTAATTACGATTACTTTTAATATTCAATAGTAATATATGAAAGTAGGTTATATTTGTATTGGGACACAAAAATCTGGGTCAACTTCTCTTATAAATTATCTCAACCAACATCCAAATATATTTTGTCTAAAAAAAGAAGCACACTTTTTTAACAAACCAAAAGGAATAAAATATAATAGACAAATGTACAGAAATTATCAAAGAAAATTCAGAAATGGAAAGAAAAAGAGAGATTGTATTATTGGAGAAAAAACACCATCATATTCATATTTACCTTTTGCGATAAACAGAATAAAACAATATAACAAAAATATGAAAATTATTTTCTTACTCAGAGAACCCATATCAAGATTCTTTAGCCAATATAAAATGGATTCTACAACAAAACAACATAAATATTATGGTATTCCTTTTACCAAATTCATCCGAAATGAATTCACCAATATTAATCCAAGACCAAGAAAGAATGGTGGACATTATGTAATAAGAGGATTTTATGATAAACAAATACAACATCTTTTGAAAAAGTTTCCCCCAAAAAATATTTACATTGGAATCTCAGAAGAAATAAGGAAAGATAAACAAAAATATTATAATGAAATCTTCACTTTTTTAAACAAAAAAAATATAAAAATTAATATTAACCAAGATACAAGAATTGGTGGTAGTAAAAAAATACCAACGAAATATGCTAAAATATTATATAAAATTTATAAACCACATTTGGAAAATTTATATAAAATTATTGGTAAAAGAATTGAGCCTTGGAAAGATTATTACAAGAGTTTAGTTGGTAATGCGTAAGGAGGAACTTCATTACTTGCTTCGAAACCAGTTGATTTTGGTGCTGCGTAATATGCTAACATATCGTTTGGAATATATTCACCTGTTTTAGAAAATTGCCTAAACATTTTCTCAGACATATTTCCAATTGGATATAATTGTGAAGGACCCCTTGACATTACAGTTGATCTCCAATCTGATGATCCACCTCCTTTCTTAATTTCTAAGCGTGACTGCTTTTTTTTTTAGACACTTTTTTATTAGTTGTTCTCTTGTTGTTGTTAATTTTCTGCCATCTCTTGACACCTGTTTTGGTCTTAACAACCTTCCACATGTGTCCATCATCTCCTTTCTTTCTCTGTCCGAGTTTGTGTTTTGTTGCACTCTCCTCTGGAGATGGTCTCTTAACTTTGTGTCCTTTGGAAGGTCTTTTTTTATTATGTTTTTTACCACCACTCTGGTCCAACATTTCAGCCATACTTGTGTCAAAAGAAGCCATTGACTGATCCAACTGATTGAATTTTGTAACAATAGAATCAATTGCACTATCTAATCCAGAAACAATTCCTTTAACTGGTTGATTACTGATAGTTCCTCCTCTTTTTGTTCTCTTTTTCTTTCTACCTCCAGTCTGCTGCATTGTTGCTCCAACTCCATCAGCAACGTTGAATGGAGCAAGATTTCCAACACCAGCATTCAATGGATCGGAAGGTCCATAAGCAGTTGGAACACCCATTCCAGAATCAGCACTGTAGCCCTCAGGACTCATATCAGCATTGTAATATCTCTGTGGCATTCCAGTAGCTCCCCAGTTTGTGTCACCACCTTTCTGCTTCTTCTTCTTCTTGGTTGCTGTCTTCTTTTTAGTTGTGGTCTTCTTTTTAGTTGTGGTCTTCTTTTTAGTTGTGGTCTTCTTTTTAGTTGTGGTCTTCTTTTTAGTTGTGGTCTTCTTCTTAGTTGCTTTCTTCTTAGAAGCTTTTTTCTTCTTTCCTCCTGTTTGTTGCATTGTTAATTGAGGAGCACCATCAGCAACATTGAATGGAGCAAGGTTTCCAACACCAGCATCTAATGGATCAGATGGTCCATATGCTGTTGGAACACCAACACCTGAATCAGCACTGTATCCATGAAGAACTTGTGGACTGTAAAAATCTTGTGGCAAACCAGTTGCACCCCAGTTGGTGTCTCCACCTTTTTGACCTTTGGACTTGTTCTTCAATCTCTTGTCTTTTCTCATTTTGATGAATGATTTGGCTAAGGTTAATTGATGTTTCAATTTGTCATTCATGACGAATTTATTTCCTCTGAATGTGAATTTCTCACCATTCTTAACTTTAACTAATCTCTCAATTGTTGAGTTTCTGAATTTGTATGTCAAAGGAACCTTCAAATGTCTGTGTAAACCTCCTTTTTCAACAACAATCTTCTTTCTTCCCATATTAACAACTTCATTCTTTTTTCCTCTGGAGTGCTTCTTCTTTTTGTGATGTTTACTACCACCAGTTGTTGCCCAACTGATTCCTAAATTATCATTAACAAATTTCTGACCATATGGTCTACTCAACATCTGAGTAGCTGTTGGACCAGTCGGTGGAGTGTTGCTTGATCCCTTTGGAATCATGACTTTGTCTCCAACCGCACTCTCATATTGTCCAACACCACCTCCAGTACTATAATATTTTACGTAATCTGTACTTGGATAGCAAACACCGCATCCACTTCTAAAACCAGACTTCATTGTATATAATATACTACATATTTTTTTGTTTATAAGAAAATAAAATTGATTTTTTTATTTTATTGAAATTTTTACTTTATTATACAGTATGGTAGAATTCAGTGAATCTATAAATATTATTCTGTTCTTCAAAAAACAGAAACAAACGTACAAATGTCTAATCCGTGACAGTAAAAATTACGAGAAAATGAAAAGTCTATACGATGGCAAAAATATTCTCGTAACCACCGTAGATATGCTTTACGATACTCTAAAAAGTGACAAAAACTTCATCTATAAATATATCTTTTCAGATGAAGTACAGTGTGTATATGGAGAAAAAGATTTTAAGGTATTAAAGAATTATATGATTATTAATGATGATTATGAGACAAATCTCAAAAATATTTACAATTATTTGAGAACAAAAGAGTTAAACGATGAAGAGAAATTGTTTTATCTCGTTATATTCTATCAACTTCTAGATGGAAAAATGCTTTATGAAACAATCAGTACAAACAATGATTTAGACAACTTTCTAAATAAGAATGAAAAACTTGTTTCTAACAAGTGTAGTTTTGAAAAAGACATTATGAATACATACCAAACTCTCTATACACCTCAAGCAGTAACAGTTTAAAAGATAACTTATAATTTTATTCATGACGACATTTATGAAAAGATTTTATCACCCAGGCTTCAAATTAGCTAAAAAATTATGTTTACCAAAATGCCCAACAGGTGAAAAAAGTATATATTTCAGTTATGTATGGGGTAATATGGTACAAGAACTCCAATTGAAAGAGAAAACGTCTCAACATTTTTACGACACAGATAAAATAAACTACTATTCTAATGAAATCTCCAAATTTTATAACAACGATGTAATGTTTATTCCAACTTCACATAACACTCCTATTACAACTGCACTAAAAAGTTTGAGAAAAATAGATACCAATAAATTCATTAAAAAATTAGACTCGTCAATCACCGATAATGATGGTATTTTTATAAATAATAGTGAAAACCGAAGTAAACTTTACCATTTAATCAACCATTGTAGCAATAATCAAGAAATAGATATTATTGAAAGTGCTATTTACGGTATTTACTCCAATTTTGGAGACAGCATTTACATCGCAAACGATTATTTATCTGTTGATGACGATAAGGTAATTCTTGCTAATTATCCTGATAAAGCATCTAGTAGAGAACTCGAAAGATGTAGAGTTGCCGCTTATTGTTTATTGAACGGAAATTATCCAATTGTTTTGGATGAACATATTGATTTTGAGGGCGAAGCGAATATTAAGTATATTCCTGCTATTATTCAAAAGAATGGAAAGAAAGAACAACTGTGTTTTGGTTATAGTTCATCTCGATCTTGTACAAAATCTATCAAAAACATTAATAAATATATTGGTAGAATGGGGTTACCGCGTTTGAAGGAGATTTGTTTGTATCCTAGGGAGGGGTTAGAGAAGTATTTTTATCATTTTGATTGTATTTCTAATTTTTATACGGAGGGTGATACTCAATATTTTGATAGTGAGAAATCATTTTGGAGGGATTATAAAAAAAATGGTACAACGGTAGTCGAAATGAATGGTGTTAAAAATGAAGAGGATACGAGACGTATATTGGAAACTATTTTTGAGAATGTTATTGAAGTGAGGAAGGAAGATGATTTGTTGTGTGCAAATATGATCATGCAAGAAGATGGAATAGTTGGTTCATCAAAATTAAGTAATATTGAGGAACTTGAAAAGGTAAATAAAGGATTCTTTTTCCCCCATCCATCCACTGGTGGAGGAGGTGCACATAAATGTTGTTCGAATGTTTTAATGAGAAACCGACCCTTAACGATAACTGATTGGCGGTATTTTCTTAAGGAATATGGTATGGTAAATAATGTTGATGAATTGTTTATTGAGGGTGTTGATGAGGAAATGGACAGAATTATAAAAATTAAATAATTTAATGAACGTGGTTCAAATTCATCACCAAAATATAAAAAATCATTTTTTTAAGGTATAACTTCAGGTGGAACCGCCATATTTCTCGCAATAGGAACATAAGTATTAACAATCATTCTTTTACTTCTCGTTGTTGATCCCTTATTATCAACAATATTATTAAGTGGACCTCCTTGGATTCTTATAAATTTCTCTTCGTCATCATTTCTCATCTCTTCACACATATCTCTTCTAGAATTAACTGGATGTCTATCATAAAACTTGTTAATCTCTTTATCCTTAAAAGTTCCATTCAAACTGTGATAATTTTGTAAGCGATAATTCATATTATTATTTTTAAACTTGAAATTCTGAACAGGTTCTGGCATTGAAAAAATATCGCGATCTTGATAACCAATAAATTGTCTTGCTGGTCTTGCTCCATTCTGGTTATTTTGGGGCAACGGTTTAGTTTTTACTTCTGGCCTTGAATAAGGTTTATTAGGTTGTTGATTAGGAAGTGGAAAATAAAATTCATTTTGAGGTCTATGTGGAGCTTGGACTCTAGTTGGTATTTGTCTTGATTGATTTTGTTGTGTAGAAGAAGGATTATTATTTCTGGTTTTGGTTAAAACAGGACGTTGAATACCTTGAATATTTGTTGCGTTTCGGTCAAAAGTGTAAAGTTCGTGATTATGAAAAATAGGTGTGGGCATTGTTGATGGCAATGACCTCGGGAAATTATAATTTTCTCTATTAACTTTCTGCTCTATTCGAGATTGCATTGGTCTTTGCATATTACTATTTATTGAGATAATTTATTTCCATTTCAATCTTATGTACCGCAAGATATCCCACATCACCTTACAATCAATCTCATTATACTTAATAATCTCTCCCATATCCTTGTAATCACTCAGTTTATCAATCTTATTATCCCTACACTCACTCTCTGCAAACCACGACACCAACATAGCATCCAACCCATCAATATCAGAATCATCCCACTTTGTAGTAATAAAACCACAATCATACATAGTTCTAGCGACATTCTTCAACCCAAATGAATAATACCCCTTGATGTTAATCGGAATTTTCCTAAACACTGTCAACAAATCAAACCATCCAACCTCAAAATCAATACCATTTCTCTTCAAAGCCTTGCTCATCCACATTGGCTCAGCGTGACTCCAGTGATAAACTTTCCTTTTCGGGAATTTACTAAGAATTTCCAAAAACTTTCTCACAATCTTCTTCTCTTCATACAAACTCAACCTATTAACAATCAAATTCTCAAACCTCCAAATACCACCTTCAATCCAACCCACTCCAATCATATAAATAATCTTATCACAAGGATCATTTAACAAAAGGTTATCCCCATTTTTATAATTAACAATACTATCAAATGAATCATTCAAATTATTCGCCGTCTCGAAATCAACATAAAATTCACCCACATCCCCCTTCTGATCCAAATCTACTGAAGTCAAATCATACTTCTCTGGATTGAATTCAGCAACAGTTCCCTTATTAACCTGAACAATACTGTCAATAATCTTACAAACCTTCTGATTCTTCTTGAATAAATCAGCTGAACAAACAATATCATTCAAACTATAAATACCCATCTTATGGAAGGAATTCCTCTCAGACACACCAATATTCCAAATAAGAGTCAACTCATTGACTTTACGAGCCAACTGCTTTTTAGCCCCATGCCATGGATAATCATTCCTATTACACATGTTTGGTAATAACTCTGTTCTCTTTGTAACACTCGGAATCCACTTGATCCCATTCTTCTTCAAATCTTTCATCCAAACAACTGCTTTGTCAACCTTCTCCAAAAGCTTTCCATCCAACATACTTACTTTTCCCAACTTATGGAATGAGTTGTACTTCTTTCCATCATGTTCTTTAATTCTCCTACCCAACAGGTAACACTCTTTTGGAACATATCCTTGGATGAATCCTAAAGCCTTGTTGTAAATAACAATCTGCGATTTATAAGCAATGATTGATCCAATATTTCTAATCAAATCTCCTTTCTTGCATAAAGTTAAAGATGTAAACTTGATATCAATAATTCTGTAATGCCATTTGGAACTAAACTTACAACCAATCTTTTCCTCTTCTGGAGTCAAAACCTCGGATGCAACGAGTTTGTTCAAATAATCAGAACGAACAATCAAATCAGGAATACCAAAAGTATTATCCGAACTATTGTGAAGGACACCGCTGGAAATAATAGGCTCACCACGCTCCATACAAGAGATAGTCTCCATGTATTTATCAACTGAATATCCCTGATAAATATTCGCGATTTTAACCAATGATGGTCCAAATCTCTTCTCCAGATTCAGCAAAATGGAATTCTCAAACTCAATACCACGACTCATGATGAACTCATTAAAGTTATATTTACCTTTCTCTTTGTCACTTTGACTCTTATCAGGTGTAATACCATTACACATTGCATACAAATTATACCAATCCAAAATGGGATCATTTAACATATAATTCTTCGTATCCGTTGCTGAAACCCACTCATTCCAATTGTACTCCAAATATCTACGAGACCTACTCAACCTTGTTCTCTTCGAAACACTGTCAATTGAAGCTGTCGAAGAAGTTGAAGCATTAGATGACCCCCTTCGTTTTCTTGTAGCACAACTTGGCAAACCAACTTCCCTGTAATACAACATATCTCTATAAAACTGATGAAGGATAGAAACATTCCTCTTGAACCAATTTCTATCCCTTTTAATTGTCTTACAAGTAAATTTCCTCAATTTCCAATAGAAAATCTTACCATCATATAAAGCCTCTCCTTTAAACACATCTTTTGTGCTTTTATCAGCCAACATCTCCTCTTTTGATCCATATTCAAGGAACTTACACTGGAAGAAATCACACTCCTCCAAATCTGTAACCTCCAATTGAATCTGTGCTTGAATCCAATAGTAGTATGGCTCTTTCTTACTGATCTTGCGATCAACAACACACTTAATCTCCAAAAGTTTCGCATCTTCCGTAATTCCATCAGGAGATGCACCCAACCATTCGAACTTATCATGTTTCAAAAGACCCAACTCATAAAGCTTCTTTTTTGTAAGCTGACTATAAAGGTTGTAAGCAATCTTTTCAAAACGCTTTCCCCATGCTGTATTCGCAGTATCCTCATGGATAATTAGAGGTAAACATTTTCTACGGAGAAGCTCCAACTTTTTCAAAAAAGGGTTTGCCTCAAGAATAGAACTACAATCAGTCGCAGTTACCATTCCATAACACTCATCATGCCACTCAGGAATTCCCTGAACAATCTGTTTTTTAGTTAGCACTCTTTTTAAAGACATACTTTAGTTGATACCTGTAATGAAAAATTTTGTTCAGTTTCATTTTTCATTTTTTGTAGTTCATTTAAAGAAATTTTATCCATAAAATATAACAATGTCAATTGATTTACAAGGAAAACTCAAAAATTTCATAAGGAATCCTGACTTTGATACATATGATAAATATTGGAAATATTTGGAGAAAGGTGTTTTAGAAAAGCCGTGTGAATTAATAGCACAAGAACTTTGCAAAGATTGGGGAGATATGCAATTTATTCAGTTATATAAACTTGGAGATATAGGATTAGATTACAACTACAGTATTATAAAATCACATATTGGAACATGTTCAGGTTGTTTGGATGCGGATATTGAAGTTTTGGATGAATTGAAGGATGAAATAAAGAATAATGTAATGAGGGCACATCTATTTGTTGAAAAAGAGGAAGCTATGAAAGAGTATACCAAGATGGTAAAAGATCTTGGTATAAATAAAAGAGTTAAGATTAATCATGTTTTTTTAACTTAAATTTTTTACTCATTATTTGAATTTTCTTCATTACTTTCACTACTACCAAAGTTGGCGAACTCGTCATTTCTAATAGCACCTTCAACTAAAACATAACTTGTGAAATCAATTGGCATATCCTTATTCACAAAAACAAACTGGAACCCAGACTTGTCCCTGTGAACAACAGACTCAAACACATTCTTATTATTATAATTAGACTTCAAAACCAAAATATATTCATCAATCTTCTTTGATACTGGAGTGATTAACACGTGGTCACTTTCTCCCTTCTTTCTTCTCTTCTTCAAAATAACAATGTTAATTCCATAAAGCTCAGCCAAAATAAAGGCATCAAACAAATTACCATTGTATCCACTATCCGTAATAGTTTTATAAACAGTCTCAACAACCTCAGCTTTTCCTCCCAATTTCTCATTAAGAACATTGTAAGCTTTGACCTTGAAATTCTCCAAATTATCCTTCGTTGTTAATTTACCTTTGTGAATCTTGAGTTTGTTATTGAAATGGTTAAGATCTTTAACATCAACATCCTTGAGATAGTTAACAACATTTTCTCTAATCTTCTTTGTTGTTTCAATTGTAACTGAACTATTTGCTTTGTTTCTAGCGAACAACATATCTCTGACAACGTTGAAAATTGATTTCTCTGGTGGTGAATAAGTCTGATAATTATCCAACATAATCTCCCACAATTGAATCAATGGTTCAATATAAATCTCAATCTCATTATCTTTTTTGTAGAGTGTATATTTCTCCTTATTAACATTGTACTCTTTTGTTTCAATTTCATCATATAATTTTTGATCACTGATGAAGATTTCATTCTTACTTGTGAAATATTTCTCAACCTCTTCATTCAACTTCTTTGGGTTATTCGATGAGAAGTTAACCAAATCAGATGAAACAGAAATCTTGTTTTTATCAATAATATTATCAATTCGATTATCCAAAATTTCAACTCTCTTATTCTCATATCTCAAAAGATCCTCAATCAAAATGGACAAATATGTTTCTTTATTCAACTTTCCTGTAATCAAGTTATCTTTACCAACCATCAATTTACATTTTGAACCAATCTTTTTACAATGGAATTCATCTGTACAACTTGTACTCTCGTAACAAACAACTCTCTTGTTCGGCTTAACATAATCCAAAATGTCAAACTTGATATTCTCAAACACAACCAAATTTTTAACAATATTCAACAAAATCTTCTTCAACTCCTTTCTCTTATCTCCCAACTTCTCTTTAGAATCAATTAATTCTTTAATTTCCGTCTTGATTGCCTTATTCTTCTTCTCATTAATGTAATTGGAAATCTCAAATACCAATCTCATAAAGTTCTCCTCCTCATAATTCTTTCTAATAATATACTCTTTTCTAACATCAAATAAGGCAACATCATCATAAATGGCTCTATTGACATTTGAAAAGAATGATATGTCTTTAACAGGTAATTTATCATTAACATACACACTTGGCTCAACCTGAATTCTTCTTCCTGTTGTAATAACAATTCCAACAATTTTCTTTCTGTGTAAATCTAAAATCTTGAAAATCGGTCTTGTTTGTAATCCTTTGCCACATAAAAATTCCAATTCCTTCTTTGTCTTTTCATAGTTAAGATATTTAATGGTCTTATCATCACTCAACTCATAATCATGAATAACATTCAATGGAGATGGTTTCACTGGAACATAAGTTCCATTCTTCAAAAAGATACCAGAAACCTTATTATTATAATCCAAAATTTGGAAATTAATTTGGTAATCATTTGGCAACTTGCTTAATTTCTCAAGTGTTGCCTTTAACGTATCCTCCTCAGTTAAATTATCAATCAACTCAATATCCTCCGCTTTCTCAGTATTCTCCAAAATCTTACCTAAGTCAATATCATAATAATGGCGACAATCTCTCTTAATATTCTCAATAATCTCAACAATTCTTGGATAATTTTCTTTCAAATAAATCCATGTGTAATCTTTTCTTTTTAAGTTACCATCTACCAAAAAGATTGGTTCATAATATAGACGATTGGTGTACAACATGATTGTTGCACGGCTTTCATCATAATATTCTCTGATATCTTCTTTGTATGGGCAAATCGTGTAATCTTTTGTGAAAAGGAGAATGTTACAACCTTCGGCTAAAAGTATTCCAGGTCTTTGTAACAAATCCCATGTGTACTCATATGTGATGATGTGATCCTCTCCTAATAAGAAGTTTTTGTAATTTTCAAATGGTGTTTTCTTACTCCTTGAATCATAAAACTTATGAGCCAACATACCATTGTTCAAAGACATAAACAGTGTCTCGGTGAAACTTGGAGAGTTAACTAACGCATTCTTGAATTTCTGAATATCAACGTTTTTAACAGGCATAAATAAATCAGCAATACAATAAAGAAATGATTGGTAAGAATTCTGTTTGATACCTTTTCTAACAAAACAAACCTTATCATCAATATATCCACCTTGGCATTTATTACCTAACACATTTGATAAACTATCTGGGAGAAGACCATATCTATTATTTCTCAAAGGGATACCACTACTCAAAATATAAATATTATCATCCAAATCTTCCTTCTCTTCAGCATCCTCTCCTAAACATAATTTGTAATTATCATATTTAGCGGATGATGATAAAGTTTGATCCTTTTTATAACAACAAACTTGGCAGGAACCATCTGGATGAGATGTCTTACTTTTATCAATAAAACCTACATAATTGAAATAATCATCTTTATCATTTTTTAATGACCAAGGTTTCTTGACATAAAGTTTGTGATCACCATAAGGACAATCGGAAATAATACAAGCTCCATTGACACCCTGTTTAATCTCAATATTTGGAAGTGATGCCCTCGCAACAGGTTTCTCATCATATGGACACCAGCCATCTGGACATATGTAGAAAATGTTTTTATCTTTTGGATATTGGAGAACATTCTTGAAAGCGGTTTGATCAATATCATCTCTCTCTCTTGGGTCATAATTCAGAATAACAGGTTGTCTGTAGCCAGATTGACAACTTCTTGAATATTGTGACTCATCAGCCTTTTTGGTATTACTCTTCAATTTGTAATAATAAAGGTCTGGGTCATATCTTTGTAATCTTCTCAAGAAATATTTGTTATCATTACATAAGTCACCACAAGTGTCGTGTTCATAATCAACACCCTTTTCATCTTCTTTACAAACAACTTCAAGCTTCAACTGTGTCTCAATTCTGGAATCATTATATGCAGCAGCAGCTTTGGCATCATCATCCTCATCGTTGAAATCATTTGCTTCTTGATTATTTATGTTACTTTCGATATATTCTTCTTCAACTGTATCATCATTTTCGTAGTTATAATTATTCATGTTGCTGTTATAATCTTCATTATAATCATCTATGTTTGTGTTCTCTTCTAAGTCCATCTCTTCATCTTCAACTTCGTCTTCTAATTTAGTGAAATCGAATTTCTTTTCAACAATATAAGCTTGATATTTTTTATTTGTTTTATAATTATCCTGATTGACATAAATATGTATAATTTTACAACAGAAATCATAAATTCGTTTTAATTCAACAGGATCTCTGATACCACTCACGGTAAATTTATTTTCGTAAATATCTAAACTGATACCAGTGTTATATTTCTTTTCGCCTTTCTTCTTTTGGAATCCATAAGTAATTTTCCATTTTTTGAGAAGATCGTTAGATTCACCATCCGTTTTGTCGTATTTATCTGAGATTTCTTTGATGATTTCGACATCACTCATACCTTCATTTTTCTTTTCATCAATGAAAATCATAACATCATCCATATCAACATAGTTTGAAACTCTGTTGTATTTCAAATTAATACTATTGATAATTACATGTTTATTCTTTTTGTAGTTGACAATGAAATTGAAATTTTCTAGATATTTTGCTAAAGCTTTCAAGTTTATGTTATGTTTTGTATCAAAAAGCGTAGAATTATTAAAGTAATCAATATATGTGTAATCGTTCATATGAACAACACCACTCTTGATACAAATTTCAGGTGCTAATAATTTAAATTTGAGTTTTTCCTTTTTAATCATTTCTACATTTTTATTAATTTTGTCCAATAATTGTCTACAATCTTTACAGATATTGGCGAGATCATTGAATGATGCATTGTTTGTTTCTTTGAAACTGACTTGAACAGTAACATTACCTTTATCCCATATAACTAATGTGTAGAAGATTGGAGTTTCATCGAAGAATTTGTATAATCTTTTGATTTGGACACTCGTTGAGGTTTGTTTGAGAACGTACTCTTTACCTTTTCTTTTGAGATTTACCCAACTTTTGAAGAGATCAATGCTGATAAGATCTTTGAGACCTTTCCAGACAAATGTTTTGCCTCTTCCTGATGAGTCTTTTGGATTTTTGTATTTGATGAGGGGCATTTTTGAGTAGTCGAAATCTTTACTGGCGGTTAAATAGTAGAATATTTTGAATAGATTGAGTTGGATGTTTTCTTCTCCAAAATGGTCTTTGATTTTTCTAACATTTGTATTAAACTTGATTGTAGTAATTGCACAACTACCAAATTCATCATCTGGAACAGTTGTTTCATCAAGAAGATCAAAAACAAAATTGTGATATTTATTGAGTGTTGTTACTTTTTCATAAAACTCATCCGCTTTGGATGCTTTAACTATGTCGAATCTTGGCCAATATTTTTTGAAGAAACCATTTGTGATTTTGTCAGTAATTGTTAATTTTTTGGATAATAAATAATCATAAACATCTTGTGCATTTAATAAATAAATTTTATGTTTGTCTATTCCACAAGATTGGATAATATCACCGATTAAATCGTCGTTTGTTGATTCGTAATCTCTTTTTTTTAAACTTCCATCATCTCTAATAAATTTTTTGTCAATAGCAATGCTCTTTTTATAAATATCTTTTGGATTAAGCTCAAGATTTGGATAAAAGTAACCAATAACTTTTACTTTGTCATTTTTTAAATCCATCCATAAACATTGGTTATTCATTGTAATGTATTCTGCTTTTTTAGTATCACTAATATTCACAAAAATCTTTTTTTTTATGGTACTAACAGTATCATCATTTCTGATTCTTTGGTAAACAAATTCAATATCTTCATTTTGTTTTGCTTTTACATAAGGATAAACAACTTTATAAAGATCTTCTATTTCAGAATTCTTCAAAAGTGTTAAATCACTTGATTTGACCTTGTCCCCAACTTGGATTTTTTTCAATACCTTCTTCAATTTTGAATCTGTTATATCACCAACAAAAATATAGATTTTCTTGGATTTATTTACTAATGATGTATATATTACTCTATAAATAGGTGATGTGGTTTTGATATCACAACTCATATATAATATATTCATCATTTTTTTTCAAGAGTTTTTCAGACTAAGCAATATAAAAGCTAAATATATTATTCACAAATATGGAGAAAGCAGTAAATAGGCTTAATAAAGATATAGTTCATAATATTTTTGATTTTTTAGAACTCAAAGATATTTCTCAACTTGGAAAAACAAATAGACAATTTAATATTATATGGAGAATTTATATTCCAAAAAATATTATAAAATATTCCAGTAGAACAAAAGAATATTATCAATACAAAAATATAAATTTTATTTTAGATGAAAAATTATCAAATTTTCCACCATTCATTTATATTTTAGAGCGGTGTAAAAAAGAGAGTAATACAATTGAACTTAATGTAAAGTACATACATAATCCATTTAGTCTAATGGTGAATCACTAACTGTTATTCCACAATAAGGTTTTGGATTAAGTTCGTAGTTTTCTTTTTCATACAATTTTAGTTTTATGGCAGTTTCAAGTAGGAATTTGAAGTTCTTCCAAAATTCATCTGTATGTCCAACAGATTTGGTCATGATGTGAGCAAGTTCATGAACAGAAACAAAAGTTAAAGTGTTTTCATCAATAAGTTTATCTTTTCCATCTCTTGAACGTAAACAAAGGACAATCTTTTCTCCCTTGTTTACAGAATATGATGTATATTTACTGTTTTTACCAGTTTCACTAATGTTATTTGGATTAAATTTATTATTTAAACGAATAACCGCTTTGTTTTTTGGATATTCAACAAGACAATATTTACATATTTTTGTTAATTTTTGTCTAATACTTGCCAATAAATCTGCCGCATTTTGTGCATCAGGCATTTTTCTAACTAAATATGTATTATTATCAATATCTGATTTCAAATATTCAACTTCATTGCTCTTTCCGTCGTAATAAACAAATCCACTTACAATTAACACAAAACATGTAATAAATATAAGAAATTTTTCCATATATTATAAACTATATTTTATTTTCTTTTTCTTTAATTTTCGTTCAATCTCTTTTTTAATATGATTTTTATTATAAAATTTTGAAATAAATTGTAAATAATAATTAATACTGTTTGGTAGAGTTTTCATATTTATCTTTCCATCAAAGTAACTAAAAAATTGGTTTGTAAATATTTCCCTCTCTTTTTTCAATTGTAATTTAACTTCTTTGAGAATTTCTCCTGATATTTTATATAATTTATTAACGTCAAATTGTTGATATAATTCTTTAAAATTTTTGATTTTTTCGTACTTTTTTGGGTGTAATTTTTTGAGATCAAGTATTGTTACGTTCAGTATATAATTTTTAATTTTGTTTGTAGGATAATCATTTATAATAAAATTTGCGATTTTGTTAACTTCTTCATTAATTTCTACATTTTTATTTCCAATAATATCTACATAAAAATAGAAATCTAATAAATTATTTTTATTTATAATAAATCCGTATTCATTCAATATATTTTTGTCTTTTCTTTTTGTAAAGTCAATATAAAATTTATCATAATTTTCGATAAACATACATATTTTATCAATGATCTTTTCTGCAGAATCATTTATAAATTTAGGAAAGTAATCTTCAATAAATTTATATTTTTCTTCAAACAAGCAATTGATATTTGAATCTTTCAATTCTCCAAAGTTTTTTTTGACTTTTGATTCAATATTTCCACTTTTAGTATAAATAACAGCAATATCACATAGCTCTGTCATATATTATAATAAATAAAAATATTATAATATATTATAATGAGCAAAAATTCACATTGTAATCCACACTGTGCACCATTCATCATCTACGTTATTTTATCCGTAGTGAGTTTGATTGCAACTGTTGCCAGACCTATGGAAAATACCGAAAACAAAGTCCAAGTCAAAGCCACAACTATTGGTGTCCATTTAGTTTCAATTCTTATTTTTGGAGGATTACTCTATTGGTTATGTTACCATTGCCATTTGACAGTCGCATGGATCGTCTTGTTATTGCCAGTTATCTTATTCGTTTTTCTCCTTGTTTTGGGATTAGGTTTATTGGCTGATGTTATGGCAACATTTTCCACAGAAAAAGTAACAAATGATAAACAAAGCAATGACAATAAACAATAAACAATAAACAATAATAAACAAAAAATCTTTGTAATATTAATGAAAATATCGATATCGAATAGAACAATATTTTTATTTCTTGTTGTTATAGCACTTGTAGTATTTGTAGTTATTGGAACTTTAATAAAAGGAAAAACAGAGCATTTCACCAATAATAAAAATGGAGATGTCACTAATATGATTTGTAACAATATATATTGTATCAATTTAGCTAGAAGTAAAGACAGATGGAATTATATCAGAAAGGTTGGTAAAGAGCAAAATCTAAAAATTAATAGATATGATGGTTTTGATGGTACAAAACTAAATATGAAACAAGTTCAAAACGCTTGTACTCCAACTTATTTCAATATTATGAAAAATAATAAAAGCATTCGTGGAAATGTAGGTTGCTATTATTCCCACTTAGGTTTAATTAAACAAATTTATGAGAGTGGTGTCGACTATGCATTAATTATAGAAGATGATGTTGTTTTCAGGAAGAATTTTAAACAAGAATTGAGAAAAGTTTTGAGAAATATTCCAAATAAATGGGACATAATTTATTTAGGAATAACAAGACCATGTGGTAAAAGAGTTGGGGAGAATATTTACACTCCATCTATTAAAAAATGTAGATTTGACAATGGTGGTGCGTTTGGATATATACTTAATCACCGATCTGCTGGTAAAATTTACAAACTATTAGATAGAAAAATAAGCAAAATGGTTGATCACACAATTAGAGACAACTTTAATAGATTAAATGTTTACATAATCTATCCATTTTTAATCAACCATAATTATGGTTTAGCTTCTGATAGAAAACACGACAAGTTTTATAACAATAATTACATAAATGCATCACAAGTTATTAAAGTCATCGGTTAACCATGAAAATGGTAACAGTTAATCATGAAAATGGTTACTGTCAAAGTCAATAACCAGCTTCTTTGTTGATTTTTTCAAAAATAAGATAGAAATATTTGATAAATAAGATAAAGTTATCAGTTAAATTGTTTTTTAATTTCTTTTTAAAATCATCATATGAATTGATTAACCCTTTGTTATTTAAGGGAACTGATATGATGTTAAAAATATTTTTGGACCATTGTTTGAAGTCATCATTCGTGAATTTATCGTTATTGAGTCTGACGAAGAGCTCATTTATATTGAACATACGTTCTATTTCAGTTTTTAGATTACGATTTAATTTCCGACATATTATATTTGAAATATCCATGATTGTACCTTTCAACATATTGTATCTCTTTTTTTTGATACATTCCTCAAGAACAATATAAAATTCTGTAACAGAATCCTTTAGAAGATTATTATTTATTTTGCCATGTATATTTGGAACAGTAAATTCATCAAGATAACTTTTGAATTCTTTGAAATCTTCTCCTGCAGTTCTTATGGTTTCAGCCATCATACTTTTTATAAAATTTTGAATAAAATTGTTCATTGTTGTTTTTTCAAGAGCTTGCATATATATAGAGCATCTTTGGTAATCTTTGTAAAGTTTGAGATAAGAATTGAATGTGTTAAATTGTTGTGATTCGATCCATATTGCGTAACATTGTAAATATTCATCTATTTTGTAAACAAGTGTATCAGTTACATTTAAGTGAAAATCTTTTAGTAATTCCTCAAATTGTTTGTGTAAAGTGATTGCTTTTTTGTATAGGTATATTTCATAAGATGTTTTGTATATTAGCATTTTGTCTTTGAAATTAACAATGAGGAAAACTGTGACAAAACATTCAGCAACTTCGTTTGTTAAATCTTTGTTAGTTATTAAAGACAAAATGTGACCAAAAAGTTGGATATTTTTTTCACTGTACAAAGTTTTCTTGTACTCTTTGAAGGATAAATTAAAATTATTTTTAATTAATCCAGTTTTTTGTAAACTACTAACATATTCATTGAATTTTGTGGTTTGTGTTGAAACTTTACCTTCATATCCATCATATTTATTCTTTGAACCATATTTTGACTCTTTGTTCATATTATATTTATACATATAATAAATTTGTTCCATTTCTTTCTTATTTGGGTTAAAAAGAAGAAAAATATATAAAATAATATATCCAGTAATGATTTATTATTTGGTTTCAGCAACGTTAGGAACAGTTGGATGGGTTTATTATTTAACAAAAGAGGGAGTTATGTTTGTTTATAGGACATATCAAAACAGAAAAAAAGAGAAAAGAATGTTAATGATTGAGGATAGAATGAAGGAGCAAGAGAAAATGATATATAATCTTCAGTTTGATTTGGAGGAGAAAAATAATCCTGATAGTACTCATGGTTTTGAAATGGTTGATTGTGATTAAAAATCTTCATAATATTATAGCCATATTATGAAAAAAAGAAAAATGATTGGCAAAAAAGGAATTGTTATTGTTGTTGTTATCGTTTTATTCATAGTTTTACTTGCTGTGCTTAACCATAAATCTTACAACAACAAACGTTTTTACAAGTGTAGAAACAGTTTGGGTAAGGTAACAAACAACATTTTCTCTAATTTTGGATTCAAACATAACAACAAAGATTGGGAAATTTATATGCCTTGTGGATACAATAATGTTGAGCGTGAGTTGAAAGATATTGATTTGAAGGGTGATAAGAGCAAAGTTATTTTTGGTATTAATGGTTGTGATAGTATTGTTAGTAAAAATGGGATTTGGGATATTTTAAAACGTGAATATACCAGAAAACTCGCCTCAGAACTTATGCCAACAAGTTACATTCTTTATGACCCAACCGAATTAAAACATCTCAAAGATGATTATAAAGAAGGCGATATTTATATTTTGAAAAAGAATATTCAACGTAAAGAAGGATTGAAATTAACAAAGAATATGAGGGAGATTCTGTTGGCAAGTCAGGAGAATTACAGAGTTGCACAGAAATATATGCGTGATCTTTATTTAATCAACAATAGAAAGGTTAATTTGAGAATCTATTTAATAGTTGTTATTAAAGGTGACAAAAAGAGATTTTATATTTCAAGAAAGGGTAAATGTATCTACACATATAAAGAATATAATGATAACGATTTTGATTTTGAATCCAATATTACCAGTTATCATTTGGATATGAATATTTATAAAAAAAATCCAAGAAACTTCCAAGAGTTAATAGATTATATTGATAGTCAGGGAGATGATGGTAAGAAATTGTTTAGAAATATTGAGAAGTTGATGTTTTATGTGTCAAAAGCGATGGAGAAGAAGGTTTATCAGAGTGACAATTTGAAGGGTGCAACGACGTTTCAGTTGTTTGGTGGAGATGTGATTTTTGATAAAAATTTACATCCATATTTATTGGAGTTTAATAAGGGTCCTGATATGAATGCTAGGGATAAATTGGATGAGTATATGAAGTCTGATGTTCAATACGATATGTTTAGTTTGGTTGGATTGGTTCCATATGATTATAAAACGAATAGTTTCTTTGAGATTTATGAAAATTAGTTATCCTCTCCTTCAATTAATGAAATTTCTTCCTTCAAATGCAATGTTGAATCTTTCGCGATAGATTGAGTAAATACAAAATGGGTAGAAAATAAATGAGATTAGGAAAACGGTAGACGTGAATTCATCTTTTGTGTACAAAATAACATCAGCTATAAATTTCAAAAATAGTGTTAGAAATATCATATCCATGATCTTTTTAGTTGTGAAATTGACTATTGTATTTTAATAATCAATTTTTTTTGACGTAAAACAATATAAAAAACAATCTAGAGTTAACATAATATGAGTCACACCAAGTTTTATGAAATTTTGGGAGTTTCGAAAGACGCTGATGAAAAAACTATTAAAAAAAGTTACAAAAAATTGGCTTTGAAATGGCATCCAGATAAGAATCCTGATAATCAGGAAGAGGCTAAAAAGAAATTTGAGGAAATATCTAATGCGTATCAGGTCTTAGTTGATCCAGAAAAACGCCAAATTTATGACAAATATGGTGAAGAAGGTTTAGATCAGAGTGGAGGCGGCGGAATGTCCCCTGAGGATATCTTTTCTCACATCTTTGGTGCCCATGGAATGGGCAACCATGGAATGGGAATGGGACAACAAGTGAGGAAAGCAAGGGAGGTTGTTTATCAGGTGAAGGTTTCTTTGAAGGATCTTTATATGGGTAAGACTATTGTTTGTAATGTAGACGTTGATAGGCTTTGTGCGTTGTGTGCGGGTAAGGGTTGTTCGAAGATTGATAAGTGTGGTAAGTGTGATGGTAGAGGATTTGTTGTTATAAGAAGGCGATTGGGTCCAGGAATGGTGCAACAGATGCAGATGGCTTGTCCAAATTGTCATGGTGAAGGTGAGGTGAAGGATAAGAGTACTTTGTGTCATAATTGTGAAGGTCAAGGGTCGAAGAGTGTAAAAGAAGAGTTTAAATTTGATGTTGAAAGAGGTATGAAACATGGGGAACACCGCGTTTATAGAGGAGAAGGTAATGAAATTAGGGATTGTCAACAGGGAGATGTTATTTTGGTTGTTGAAGAACAGGAGGATCCAAATTTTAAGAGGAGTGAGGATGATTTGATTTATACGAAGCAAATTACGCTGGCTGAATCATTGACATATTTGAGTTTCAATTTTACGCATTTGAATGGAGAGGTTATTGATGTGTATGATGACAGGATTATTAAAGCTAATTCATATCATTTGTTCGATGATTTGGGAATGCCTATTAGAGGTAGGGATGGAGAGTTTGGTAATTTGATTGTTAGGTATGTAATAGATTATCCAGATAGGTTGACGCATAATCAGAAGAGTTGCATTCTCAAATTATTGGGAGAGAAGTCTAAACGTCGACAAGGTGGTGGAGGATCCAAAACAAATTATAATTGTGTATTGTTGGAGGGTAATGAAAGTTCTGATGATGAGGAAGATGAAGATCAACATGATCCCAATCAATGTCCAACCCAATAGTTCCTTTTGAAAAAAGGGGTTTGCCCCTAAAAAGTTTACTGGAAATGAATGAATATAGTGTGGATATTCATTGATTTGGTGAAAAAAAATTAAAAATATCAGTTTATTTTATAATGAGTGTAAAACAAAAAATATTGAGTTTACTTGAAAAAAAACATAAAATGGGGTTTAGAAACAACAAATATGATAATCTTCATAAAGAATTTGAATTTGTAAGCCGATCATCCAATGAACATAATATGCAAAATATACTTTTAAAGATCATGGAAACTTCATTTGAAAGTGTAAAAAAACATTGTTTACAGGATTTACATGGTACATATGTTGGTAAATTATCCAATGAAGATTGCCGAAATAAAAAAGGTAAAAGTTCAGTTGAATTATACAATGCTTGTTACGATTTATTGAGATCAATTGGTTATAAAAATGCACAAAAAAAATTAGAAGAACAAAGAACAAAAAATGAAAAGAGAATGCAAAATACTCAAAATCAGTTAAGAAAAAGAGCACAAAATACTGGCTTAAATTTAGGAGAAGAAGAGATAAATCAACTCGGTGAAACCGAAATGAACGAAATTATTCAACTTTTGAGTATTATTCAAGTACTTAAAATAACTTATCCAATTCGTTTCAAAAAGAGTAAACAAGAACTTTACGAACTTACAAAACGGTTATTGTATGGTATTATTAATGATGGTTATAAATTAAGTGATGGAAATGCTAACACATTAACAAGTATTATTGAAAGAGAATTGAATAATAAGCTTGTTGTCAATGAGGGTTTTGTTTATGTCAATAAGAGTGATCCAGAAATAGCAAAGTTGATTGAATCTTTAAAGAGAAAGGTGGCTAGATATTCAAGATTAAAGCCATCAAAGAGAAAGAGATTTTTTAAAGAGTTTCTTGGGAAACTTGAAAGAGGTGAAGATGTTAAACTTGGTGAGTTGATGGATGTGATGTTGGATAGTAGGGATAAAAATACTAGTTGGTGGAAATCTGTTATGTTAGACATATGTTATGTTGCGGAGAGGGAGGGAAGAAAAGGTAATAAGACGGTTGCACATAAGTGTGGAAGTATGGAAGTCTTTTTGAATAATAAAAGATATAGGCAAAAAATTAATCAGAAAATTGCGACACAGGTTAAGATGGAAGAGCAAAAGAAGAGGTTACAAAAGATGATGAGATCTGTTTACAGAGGAGAAAAAAGAGAAAGAAGACAAAGAGAAGCTTCTAAAAGAAAAAGGAAAGAAATGGAAAGAAAAGTTGTAGGATTTTTTGAAACTATTTTTGGCGTTTAAATTTTAAATCTTTATGAAAATATAGTTAATGGATAATAAAGAAAAATTAATGAAACAATTAACACAAAATAAAGTAACAAAGATTACTGATATTTTGTTAGATAAAGGAAATGATATGACCAACAAAAAGTATAAAAATTTATATGTTGAATTCAGGAATCAACTTTTAGATTCTGATAAAAAAAAACAACATGTTGATTCTCTTTATCTGATTAAACTTATGAATATTTCTTATCAAAGTATTTTAAAAAATTGTAAAAAATTAAACAGTCCAGATTTAGACGAACTGAAGAAAATTAATAAAGAATTGAAGATCACTCTTAAAAATAATAAACCAAATTTAGATGAGAGTAAATGTTCAAATGCTAAAGGAAAAGACTCAATAAAACTTTATAAATTGTGCTTTGAATATTTATTTTCAGGAAATAAAAATGATTCAAGGAAAGGAATTGAGGATATTCTTAAAAAAAAGAGTGGATCATTAATGAATCAAAAATATAAAAGGGAATATGCTAAGTTCAGTGGAAATAATGGAAATACTGATTTATTTTATTTATCTTTGATGGGTATTGCTAGGGAAAGTGCTATTCGAAATTGTAAGAGTTCAAATATTAATTTGGAGTTTTTTAAGTTTATGATGAGAGTTCAGTTGCCAGAAGTGTCAGAAGACTATTTCGAAAGATTGAAAAATAAATGTAAATCAAAAAAGGGTAAACAATCTGTGGAATTGTATGGACTTTGTTATAATTTTTTGAAAGATGAAAATCATAGATTGTATGATAGAAATTATTTTACAGAAGAAGAAAGGCAAAAATATGAAAATAATGTTATTGCTGGAAAATTAGAACAAAAATTAAAAACTATTATTGATGAATATTTTGATTATGAAGGAGATACAGCTGTTTTAGTATTGGTGCATGATATTATTACCGAGGTTAAAAAGAATTTAAATGAAGAAACAATTACTTTTATTGAAAATACTCTTAAAATTCTAAATGAAAATAATCCAGAATTATCGGAAGAACAAAAGGCAAAACTTGTTTTATTATCTTTAAAAAAGGGAAAGGAACCAAATAACAAAATGATAAATGATGTTATTCATATAAGACAACGCAGAGAAGAAAATAAAAGAAAAATGAGGAATATTAAGGAACAAGAGGAGGTTTCTAATTTTTTCAATGAATTAGAGCGATTACACAAAAAAGACAATAAAACCATATTGAATTATTTAAATGATTTTATGGAAAAATTGATAAGAGATCGTAGTAGTCAAATTTTTGATTTTATTACAACTTTAACTGGAAAAGATTGGATTAGAAAACCAGTTAAGCAACTAATTTATAATTCATTTTATAACAAATTCAAAAATATGAAAGCCTTGATTATACAAATTATAAGTCGCAAAATTAATAGTTATAATTCTAAAAAAGCTTTTGTAACAGGTTTTTTAAAAAAATCAAAAAAAAGTAAATATGAAGATATTTTATTTCAATTAGAAGGAGTAAATCCAAATAATTATGATGAAATGATTTATGTACTTAGTCAATTTATAGAATTATTACAAACATCCAGCG